TTTTCCTTTAGAACGGGGTGCTATCGTCTATAAACGGATCATCCTTTGGTAGCTCGTCTGATCCTGCTGGTTTAAATCCTTGTGGGATTTTTTCTTTGCCGATTGATACGCTAAGAAACTTTGTGCCTTTAGTGGATGTTTTAGTCCAAGCAGAGAGGTAATGCTCTTTGCCATTGACCATAACTGTTCCGGTAAAGTCAGGATGGTTATCAGAAGCCTTACGCTCGTTCTTAAAAAGACTTCCTGAACCTTCTTTTGGTGTATATGCCATGTGTTTCCCCTTATAAAATATCTTCTGCTACAGACTTCATTGTTGAACTTGATTTAACTTGCTTTGGCGCAGAAGCTGCATTGCCATCGTCATCGGCTTGAACCACGCCAACAACTGCTGCAAGAGCATATCTACGCATATAAGTCAAAGCTGAACCAGCAGCTTGAGCATCTACTTTTACAACTCCATCTTTATCAGGCTTGCCTACTGGTAAAGACATCTGCTGACTTATCCATTCACCTGAACTATGCGTAATGACTGTTGTTAAAGCCATTGTTCCTTCAAAATATTCGCCAGGAAATTGCATTATTGCTAATCCATTGTCAGACAATAGATCACGACACGCATCCCAAACTGATTCTAAGTCTGCATATTTAGACTTAAAAAATGGGTTGGCTGAGTCTTTCTTTGCATAGGTCAGCTTACCTTGCACGATTGATAATGCTGTTGCTAATTTAGCTATGGATTCAGACTGGTGCATTTTGACCTCCGAACACTTTGCCAAAATCATCAAATACTGTTTGCAATAGATTATTACGCTTGTTGTTTGGCTTTCCACAAGCTGCACGAATAACATCCACATCGTCTTGCGACAATTCTGTGCCGTATTCCATGTTGTCTAACGCTATTTCCAAGCGTTGCTCCATTTCGGTCATAACTTGATACAACTCATCCATTTAAAATCCCCTTAAATGACATAGCGAAATTGCTATACCCCTGATTGTAAGCAAATTGATTGCCTTGTCAATACCTTTGCAAAAATAATTAGTTATGGTGTAAGATTCCTGAATGAAGCTAAAAATCACAGATTCGGCAATTATTGATCTGCTTGGGGGTACTACAAAAGTGGCTAAATTAGTAGGAGTTTCACCTCACGCTGTATCAATGTGGCGAAAAAACAACATTCCAGCAGCACATTTTGCAGTATTAGGGGCAACTCTTGAAAAAGAGTCGCATGGTTTAATCACACGCAAAGATTTATTTCCACAATCCTGGCATTTAATTTGGCCTGAGTTGCAAAAATAAAAACTTGTTGTAAGATGTAATTTCTTTGATTGGCGGCTCTAACGACATCGTAGCGATCAAAGGGTTGTAGCGTTACTAGAGGGAAGATGCTGAAATAGCGCAATACAGGTGGCGAAGCTAGTGCCTGTGCATCGAACGACTGGCGGGTTCTGTGGCTCCTGATGGGCAGAATTGAAGGCGAACTTAGGTAGGCTAGGTTCGCTCACCAGAAGGGCAAGGAAGGTTTTATATATACTTTATGTGGTTTTGTATAATAACTAGGGGGAACTATGATTGAAGATATGGTAAGTGCTAAAGAGTTTGTCAACGCTGACACTCAAACACGGGAGTCTATGCTCATTGATATGTTACGAGTAGCAGACATGGAAATCAAATCATTACGAGAACAGCTTTTATTTGCTAGGCGTGAGCTAGAGGCTAACAAACAACTTATCCATGCACTTGGGCCTGCTGTTTTTGAAGGAAAACATTAATGGAAATTTTAATTAAGAAAATTAAAGAAAATAAAGATGGATCAGCCGAAGTCCATGTGCATTACGACAAAGAAGGCTTACACTTTCTTGTTCAGCAAGGAATGACTTGCACTTTGGTAGAAGCTATAATGATGGAACGTAACGGGGAGATGTTTCATGTTTCAAGCGTTTTGGGATCTGTACCCAAGAAAAGTAGCAAAAAGAGCAGCGCAGTCAAGTTGGAATCGGTTAAGCGAGTTAGAGCAAAAAGAAGCTCTTGATGCCCTGCAAAACCATTTAAAATATTGGAAGCTCAAAGAAACTTCAAAAGAGTTTATTCCACATCCCGCTACCTGGTTAAATCAAGGTCGTTGGGAAGATGAAATTGATCTTACAGAAACTGTCGTAAAGAAACCGCAACTGCCGTGGTATTCATCTGACGAATTAACTTTGGCTAAAGCAAGAGAATTAGGAATAACGCCTTATGCAGGAGAATCTTTTGCCCAATTACGAACTAGAATTTCGGCACAAATCAGCCGTCAGACAGCTTTGTAAATGGCGTAAAGATTGGGGTTTGCCCAAGTTTAGAAAATATATTTCTGATAAAAAAATATCACCAAAATTACTGCAAGACTTTGCAATACAATATCAATTAGGAAATCGTGGGGAGTGGGGAAAATGGATAATTTCAAATTAATAGATACTTTTGATCCTGAGCCTATTGCAGCAGAGCTAACCAAAAGTCAATTTTGGGATTGGTTAAATCTACGTAGAAACGATCCTACATTGCAACACACCAACGTCAAAGACATTGTATTGCGGTTTCAGTCTGTAATGTACGACTCCACCTATCAAACCTTTTTTGAGAGTTTGAAGTGCGAAGATTATTTTTCTCAGCGTTACCATCCCAAAACAATGAATGTGGTTTATGACTTTTTCCCTATCCATCTTTTAGGGCGTGTGATGGTAGCCAATCTTAAACCTGGTGGATATATTGGTTACCACATAGATGAAGGTAATTACGCCAAAAAGCATGACCGATACCATTTTGTAGTAACAAGTAACGAAGAAGTATCGTTTACTTCAGGTAATGAATCGTGCCACATGAACCCTGGCGAAATTTGGTGGTTTAACAATCAAGCTCTCCATTCTGTAGCCAACGAAGGAACGGAAGATCGTATTCATATTATTGTGGATGTTTGGAAATGAAAATATTAATTATGGGTTTACCCGGCTCTGGTAAAACGACCTTTGCTAAAAAACTTAAAGAACTTTTGGAAGCTAAAGGCCACATGAGTTATGAAAGAGCTTTAATGTTGCCAATTAACACCAATCCCATAGTAACTTGGTTTAATGCCGATGACGTTAGAAAACGCTTTAATGATTGGGATTTTTCTAAAGAAGGGCGTATTCGTCAATCTATTCGTATGGCTGACTTTGCAATATCGGCTGGTGGTGATTATGTAATTTGTGATTTTGTAGCCCCTTTGCCTGAGATGCGTAATAATTTTAAAGCCGATTGGACTATATGGATGGATACCATAAATGAAGGAAGGTTTGAAGATACAAATCAGATTTTTGTAAAGCCTGATGTTTATGATTTTAGAATCCCAAATTGGGATAATTTATGGGGAGAATTTGTTGTCAACCATATTGTTAATAATTGCCGTCGTGCAACTTTTTCTTGGAAACAAGAAACTGTTCAAATGTTGGGCAGATGGCAACCCTGGCATAAAGGGCATCGTGCGTTGTTTGAAAGAGCTATTAAAAAAACAGGACAAGTAGTCATTCAGATAAGAGACTGTCAAGGATGGAATGACAGCAATCCTTTTAGCTTAGAACAAGTCAAAGAAAACATTAAGCGTGATCTTGACCCTCTATATCAAGGGCAATATTACATTCAAATTGTGCCTAATATTGTCAATATTACCTATGGGCGTGATGTTGGATATAAGATCGAACAAGAAATTTTTGATGAATCTATTACCAGCGTTAGTGCCACTAAAATTAGAAAAGAGCTTGGTCTAAAATGACGGCAATGTTTTTACCTAAGCACAATTTAACTTTTGTACATATTCCTAAAAATGCTGGCACATCCATCATTAAATGGTTTACCAAATACAAATCATTTTTTGATGCTGATCCTATCTTTATGGGCCATCACGAAAGTCTGCCGATGATCGCTAAAGTAATGCCTTGCATTACAACTTTTGCGGTAGTAAGAAACCCTTACGATAGATTGGTGAGCTTTTATACTTTTGCCAAAGATGGTCAAACAGAGTGGTGCGTAAAATTTAGGCAAGCCAATGGTTTAGAGGAATTTCCTGACTTTGCCACATGGGTAGATCGGTTAGAAAGCTACGATACTTTGCATTGGTTTAAAACGACCACAAATCAATTTGAGTGGATACCTGATGGGGTAACTCATCTTTTGCGAACAGAGAGCTTAGATAACGATTTTAAGCCCATTCAAGACATTGTAGATTTCGGTGTTACTTTGGATGTTGATAACAAATCAGATCACGAATTGTATAAAAACTTATACACAGATAAGGAAAAAAATAAAGTTGCCAAGTTGTTTGAAAAAGATTTAGACTTATACAAATACACTTTCTAGGGGGAAAGATGCTTGAAAAAACAATTATTGCTGCTACCGGCATGGGTTATCTAATGGTCGGAATATTGCAATTACGCAAGGGTGCATTTCCTAACGCAATTATTTGGTTAGGTTATGCGTTTAGTCAAATTGGTCTTTGGCTTGCACTTAAATGATAGTTTTGCCAATTAAAAACGAAGAAGTTGCCCCGTGGCTTTTGCAAAAACATTATGCCAAAAGAATTCCTCAAATTATGTTTGCTTATGGTTTATATGAAAACAATCAACTTGTAGGTGTTATTACTTATGGAATACCTGCATCACCTGCGCTTTGTATGGGAATTTGTGGAAAAGAATATGCAGATAAAGTTTTGGAATTAAATAGGGTATGTTTAATGGATAACACTAAAAATCAAGCAAGTTTTTTGGTTGCTAATTCTATAAAATTATTGCCAAAACCTTCAATAATTGTTTCTTATGCTGATATGGGTCAAGGCCATGTCGGATATGTTTATCAAGCAACTAATTTTCTTTATACAGGACTTTCTGCAAATCGAGTAGATTGGACTATTAAAGGTTTAGAGCATAAACATAGCAAAACAATTAGCGATGGAATGACGCTTGAGTCTATAAAAGAAAAATATGGTGATGATTTTTACTATACAGAAAGATCAAGAAAACATAGATATATTTATTTTCATGGAAACAAAATTGAAAAAAAACAAATGAGAAATTTGTTAAAATATGAAGTTCAACCATATCCAAAGGGGGATAGTAAAAAATATGATTCAGGTGGAATGGTACAAACACAAACTTTATTGTTTGGAGCTTAAATGAAAGACTATGATCCAAACGATGCGATTGACTTCATTTTCAAAACTGCGCCTGCGTATGCGAAAGCGAAGGGTGAACTTGCGGAGCTTGAGGCATTTAAGTCAAGCCTTAAAGCTATTAAAATGTCTGAATCATCGGAGCAAAGTCTTGGGGCGCAAGAAAGAGAAGCGTATCGTTCAGAGGCTTATCAGGATTTATGCAAGGCCATTGGAGTGGCGACAGAAAACGCAGAAGCGTTAAAATGGAAACTTGAAGCAGCAAAACTTAGAGTAGAAATCTGGCGTACAGAACAGGCCAGCAACCGATCAATAGAAAGATTAACGAGATGAACGATTATGCAGACATTATTCTTAAACTTAACTCATTCATCAGACACTATCACGAAGCGGTACTTAAAGGTAAATATTCACAAGCCTATTTAATTGCTTGTTCTATAACAGAATCTGCTCAAGAGTTAGAAGATTGGACTAGCACGAAAAGTGTCCACTAAAGCTCAAAAAGCGCATTATGATCGCTTGGCGAGATTTGGCTGCATCCTCTGCTACAAACAAGGCAATGAAGGGACTCCAGCAGAAATCCATCACATTAGACGAGCTGGTAAACGAAGTGATGCCCCTGTTATCCCCTTATGCCCCTACCACCATAGAAGAGCAAATACCAGTATTCACGGAATGGGTCGCAAACGCTTTGAGCGAGAGTACGCTACTACAGAAGAAGAACTGCTCGAATTGGTATTACAAAAAATTCGTTAGAGTTCCAAAGGGTCAAAACCCAATTCAGTAGCGACTCGTTTTGCTCTACGTTTAAATGTAGCATCGTGTTTAGTCCAGGCATGAGTGACTGTGTTGGCTCTGCTCATGTGAATCATCTCATGGCATAACGTTGTCATAACTGTGTAAAGATGCCCACAACGTGCCTCTGATACTGTGACTATGTGTTCCCAATCTCCATCATCGTGCAAATATGTACCCATAGCTTCAGGGTCTGCATCAACAATAAATTTCACTTGCTCTGGTAAAGGCATATCCCACTTGCAATATGGTTCGCAACAAACCATTGCACTATAAAGATTGCGTAGGATTGCGGGTGTCAGTTTCATACTGAGTGGATCTTGCCTCTAAACTCAACTTCATCCTCCCCCCACACTCGTACCATTTCAGGTTGTAATAATTTGCTACGCTCAAAGGTTAGCATTACAAAGCCACTATTCCAATCCTTAGGCGTATCTTCTGTGTAATTAAACTGTGGGCCATTAGGATCGCTGAGAGTGCCTGTTTGAACGCCATAGCGAGTGCCGTTGTAATCATTGAATGGGATGCTAGATAAAACGTGGGTATGCCCTGTAATCATGTTTACGCCTGAATTAAGGGCATTGTTTCTACCACCAGTCCAGCCACCTTTCCACCGATGTTTGATACAAGTGTCCTCATTGATCCATACAGACCAACAAGGTTGCCACATAGGGAAATACTCTTTTAGAGAAGTCCCAGGCACGCCTTCAAAAGCAGGAAGAAAGTTAACCACATTGCTAGTAAAACGCATATCGTGATTCCCAAGCGGCCAGAATAATTTTGCACCTTTGCTTACCTTTTCAATTTCACCTAAATAATGTTGACAAGCCTCAAGTTCTTCTTTGACAGATGGTAACTTGTCGAAATCCATCCTAGGATGGCGACTGATCCCGGCCCCATCAAAAGCGTCTCCGTTACAAATAATAGCTGTAGGCTTAAACTCTTTAATTGATTCTAAAAGAGCTTTAAAAGCGGTAGTCGTAATATCGGGCCAAAAGTGTGCATCGCTAAAAACAATGACTCTGCCTTGTTCTAAATCAAACCCTCTGCGAGTATGACCTTCTGCTTGCATTACTTTGCTAATAGGTATTCTTGCGTCATTGAAAGTAGGCAATTCAATGCCTAAGCGACTTTCTATTGATCTTCTGCGGTTATATACTGCCCGGATATTTAATTTATGTTTCTTAGCAAATTTAGCGGGGCTTCCTATTGCTTTCCACTCTGCTATCCATTGTTCATCGCTAAGATAATAACCTGACATTTTCGCCCCTATTGGTGTAAAGTGTTTAGATACTAACCTTTAATTTATTACATTTCAATGACCTATGCTAGAAAAGTTGATGCTAATCATTCGCTTATCGTTAAGACGCTACGAGAGCTTGGCTGTTCTGTATTTGATACGTCAAGGGTTGCTGGCGGATTCCCTGATCTTGTGGTGGGTAAAAACCAAAAGACCGCACTTGTTGAAATAAAGTC